ATCCAGTCTGCTGCCTGTTGCTTTGTGATTCTTCCAAGCAGAAGCTCGCTATCTATTGCTGCTTCAAGCTGACTCTTGGCATCTCCAACTGCTGTTGCTATTATGCCTGACCACGCATCAAAAGCGTATTGAACTGCTGGCAAGAAGATGCTGCCAAGGGTCGTTGCAATATTGCTGAAAGACTCACCTATCCTCCTCTGGCTCCTCTCTACTGTTGCAGCCATTCGCTCAAATTTTCCAATTGTCGTGTCCATCATTTCTCCAAAGGTTTCCTTGGCAGCTCCAGTCCTCTCAATTTCAGCCCTTAGCTCCTCGATGTTCTCGGTCATTTGGGTGAAGGTGAAGAGGGCTTTGGTTGCCCTCATATCAACTCCCGTAAGCCTGCTTTGAAGCATCTCAAAATCTCCACCCAAGCTCTTTGCCTTGGCAATCACATCCATGATTATGTCATTCGTGTTTCTCAGGGCTCCATTTGCATCTCTTATTGGCACTCCGAGCTTGCCAGCAATCTCATAAAGCTCTAAGAAGAACCTGTTGAGATGAGTGCCTGCCTCTTGGGCAGATCCAAACCTTCGCTCTAAGACCACAAGCCATGCAGTTGCATCTGAAAGCCCTAATCCTAATGCTCTGGCAGAGGCTCCACAATTTGCTAGACCTTGGGCAAAGTCATTGGCTGTCCCTATTCCGAGCCTTGAGGCATTAACCAAGTTATCAACTACTCTTGCAGCCTCAGATCCTGAGAGACCAAACTGAGCCATGACTTGCACCAAGTTGTTGCCAGCAGTCTCATAATCAACAGACTCAATCTTAGCCATCTGTATTGCTGCCCCAAGGGCTTGCATAGCATCTCTTGCTGGGAGACCTGCCTTAACCAATGCCTCTAATGCATGAATAGCATCTCTTGCTGAAACAGCGTATTCTGAGGCTGCTGCCGAGGCGACTGTGGAGAATATCTGTGCCAGCATTCCGACGTCTTGGCCTGCCTCTCTTGAGAGGGCTGCCAGCCTCCTTGATTCATATTCAAGGTCTGCAAAAGCCCTTATGCTATCTTGCACAAAGCCAATCAATGATCTGGTAGCTTCTGCTGCAAGCTCTGCAATGCCTACTCCGAGGGTTATCTTCAGGACATCATTGAGACCTCCTGCCATTTTGCTCCAGGTGCTTTGAACTTTCTTGGATTCTCTCTGGGCTGTGTCTGCAAAGTCTTTTACTGCTTTCTTGGCAGAGGCGATGGATCTAGATAGTTGGTCTCTGGCCATTAACAATAACGTTACTCGATAATCCGCACTACTCATCGCTTTCGCCTCCTAGCCTTTCTTTCTGCCTTTCTTCTTTCCCGCTCTGCAAGCCGGGCATCCTCCTGAATGCAAAACAGGTAATATGCGATCTCGCTCTCGGTCATGTTCATGATGTCATCATGTGTCCAATGGTAATGCTTCGCAAGCAGATGCTCTAGGAAATAGCTGGGATCGGCTGCCTTTGCCCTCTGGAAGTCTTCTCTTTGGAGACTAAAAAATTGAATTCCTGTATTTCCCTCACAAGCTTCTGCCAAACCTCTGGATCAAGCCATGTGTCAAAGTCTGGATCAAGCTTAGGCTCCACGACACACAGCTCAATCAGTTTTTTCTCCCACTCTATTGCTGCCTTAGTCAGCTCCGTTAGGTTTTCTGCCTTGGTGTTTTGTAACCTCTCCATGAATGGAGCCAGTTGATCAACAACCTCTCTCTTGGTCAATCTCCTTATGACAAACCTAACTCCCTCTATCTCAATGGTCTTCTTTCTGGCAAACAGCTTTTCTTTTAAGGCTTTCAATTCTTCACTCATGTTATGCACCTTGTGCGTGTGATTTCAGGATTAGAAAGAAATAGATCTGAGACGTGAACCAACTATTTTGTCAGCTTTTTCCCAGGCAGGTTTCATGTATGGCCTGGGGCTCATCTTTCGTGTCCCAAATTCAACAAAGGGTGCATAGTATGGCTTGCCCTTCTCTAGGTATTTGCCCCCTCCAGCCGAGACCTCAAATGTTTTATCGTTTATTTTTCTGAGAGTGATGCTGGATTTCAGCAGCCCTGTCCTGACAGGCACCTTCCTTAAAGCCTCGTCAAGGCCAGCTTGGGCAGCTTCAGCTAAAATTTTTTCTGTCTCATCATTCAGCTTCTTCACCAATTGATCTATGTCAAACTTGATTTCCTCGATTCTAAAGATGATCATTTTACCATTCAGTTATGTCATCAAGACCTTGTATCGTTATGCTGGTTGGCCTCAGGCTTATGGTCTGGGTTAGTTCATCTCCCTCATAATCTATTTCTGAAGCCCATTCAAGCAGGCAACCTGTCAATGTAAAGGTGATTTCATCTTGCCCTTCTGTCCTGACGAGCTTAAAGGTTAAGTCTCTCTGCTGGGCATTTAGGAAATCGAGTGCAAGCTGGTAATCCTCCCAGACGACTTCAAGCTCGGCTTCAAGCTCAGCATTCAAGATGGAATATCCAGGGATAACTCCATCTGAATCTCTTGGCAGAGGCTGAAGCTCATTAGAGCCAGAAATGGTTATGCTCCTGACTTTGCTAAGGGTTGTGGTGCCCCATTGAACTGTTTGATTACCCCACTTAAATGGAGTTTTAGTTGGCAGCGAGAGGTTAGGATCTGTGTAAGAGGTCAGGAAGGAAATATCTTTTGCAACTAAGTCGAGGCTGACATCCACAAGGCCATCCTCTTCAAGGCTTATTTCCCAATCGCTAACCATTGCTCCAACTACTCTTTCGGCAATGCTTCCTCTTACAGCCTCAATCGTCATTGATGGCAGAGTGTTGCCCAAGGTTACTGTGTGAGTGTATGGAGCTCCCGTGCCAGAGTTTTGCACAGATCCAAGCAGGAAGGGGAGGATCTTGCCATCAACAAGGTAAAATTCTACTGAAGGGTTTACGTTTCTGCCTATGAAAACTCTGGCATAATATCCTCTCTGCCCTGCATAAATGTCCTCTTCAAGTAGTTCAAGGCCAGCATCCCAACTGACTGGTAAGCCCATAACTGAGTCAGGAGTTACTGCTTCTCCATAGTTTGTCTCTTTGCCCCAATAAAGTTTTCTAACTGAGTAGCTTATACTCATCAGCTTGGCTCAGAGTTTGATGTCTTATGAGTGTGAAAAGAGGGAGAGAAAATACCTCAAGTATAAGATTGCATCCTCCACCTGGATAAGACCCGCCCCTGTAATGTTTCTTGGATCACTTATGATTTGAATCGCCTCAATTAATCTCCTGAATTGCTTTGCAGTCTTCTTTTTTCCTCTCTTTTTGGCGTATTTAAGACTGACAGGAAAGGCTGTAAGCTCCATTATTCTCCTAGTGATGAATGGTGATTTGCATTCTCTCATGAGGAGGGCTGCAAGAACTGTTGCAAAGGGAGCTGATATGGATGTGCCATATTGTCTTTCTCCCATGAAGTTGATGCCTGTTGGGGCTAAGATATTTGGCTTCCATCTTCCGTCAAGCGTCGGCCCTCTAGATGTCTTTTTCCAAATATAGCCTTTGGAAAGGTATCCACCAACAGCTATTACTTCTTTGCCTGCTGCGGGGGAGCCGACAGTCATATATCTCGGCCCCGAGTTTCCTGCTGCAATCACAACTGAAGCTTTCTTTGAAACATGGTCTGCATAGAGGCTTGCAGGGTCTGAGCCATCGCTTGGCATGTCAAGGCTGAATGAGAGGTTGATTGCATGAGGCTCCCACTTTAATGCTTCATTTAGAGCTGTTATCAGCTTATAGTCTGGGAGGGGGTCAGGCACCTTAATGAAGTAAATTTTGGCTTCTGGCAATATTGAGTGAATCAGGCCATGAATTATTGAGCCATGATTTTCCCTGTCTTCAATACCCTCAGTAGTCAGGTTTAATGCATCCTCAACGGGGAGGTCTGGGTTAATTCCCGTGTCAATGATGACGATCCTGCAATTGTGTCCTTTCTCTTCCTTGGGGAATTTAATTAGAGAAAGAGCTTCTTGCAGGCTCATATTCGTTTTTGCTGAAAAATGAACGGCTTTATCTTTGAGATTTAAAACTCATAGACTTAACCAGATAAATTTTTGGATTTGCTTTAGCTATTTCAAATGCATCATCAACATCCATGATCTCATACTTGGGCATGACCCAGACTTTTTGAACATTCCTATCTTTCTTTGCTATTTCAATCCATGTTTCGGGGCCGAAGGGGCAAATTTCTGGAGAGCATTCTAATGGTATTCGCTTTCCGCAATAATAATTCCCATTGTATTTGATTCTGAAGGGGCAGGGCATTAGCCGATCACCTTAAAGCTCAGGTCAATCATTTTCCTAAATGCCCCTTCTTCCTGAATGTCTCTAATCCTATATCTGAGAGCATACCAGCATTTGGTTGGCAGAGCATTCACAAAGGCTTGAATGATTTGGTTTGCAACTTGGTCAGCTTCCTTCATTGTGTTGTGCCAGACATCTATCTGAAATCCAACCTCATATCTGGCAATCTGGAATGGGGAATAAATAGGGGATATGATATGGCCATTTACAAGAACCGTTACAAGGGGGATGGAATCGTCTGAGCCTATCCAGCCAGCCTTAACCCTAACATCAACAGAGTTTTTAATCAGGTCTATGACATCTTGGGTTAATTGATCGAGGTCAATCATACCACAGCCCCTCTCTTAGGCAGAGTTTGCCTGATATGCTCAACCTCCTCTTTCAGATGCTGGAGCCTCTTAACGAATTCTTCAGGGGATTTGAATGTCAATGAAATCTGGGTATAGTCTTCCTGTAAGACCATGAGGGATGAGAGCTTGAGCAAGATGTTGTAGGTTGCGATCTTGATGACTGCATGTTTAACCCAGTCAGGCACCTGCTGGGCTCCCGCAAGATAGGTTATCTCCACTTCATAGATGAAGGGCAGGAAATAGGGTTTGGTTAGAACTCCTGCTCTGTAATCGTTTATCCTGACTATTCCAAGCTCAGAATTTAGAACCTCATAATCTGGGTCAGAATCAATTAAGGTGCCTCCCTCAGAATAGATCTTGATAGATGAGACAGAAATAATGGGAGCGTTTGTTTGGAATTCATTGCCTGAGAGAATCTTATGCCTTTCAGTTCTGGTTTCACTTGAATACTTGAAGCCTGTTATTGCCTCAATTTCAGCTTCTGCTGCCGCTATTGCAAGCTTTATCTCTGTGTCAGAAATAGGATGGAAAAAATAAGATGCTGTTACAGTTGCATCAGACGGAGGGGCTGAGGCCAAGGTTATTAAGCCTCTTTCAGCATCAACTGATTGGATCTGGGCAGCTTGCCCATTCACGTAAACCTCCACATCATCGGTTACATCATCGTCATAATCGAAATCAACAATTGGATATTTGCTGGTTTGAAAAGTTGTATTATTTATTTTTGTTAGAGAATCTCCAGTTACCTTGATGGGATGCCAGCCATTATAGGCTCTAATATCGCTAACTGATGCTGCCCAGCCCATTTGCCCCTCCCCTGATGCTATGCTGTTACGTTGATGTTATCAGCTCTACTGAGCTAGGCAGTTCTTGATTATGTAAACTCCGGCAGGTCTGGTTACTATGAAGCCAGCTCTTTCAACTAGCTTTACATCCCAGGCAATGTCAGCAGTTTCTCCAAGTGGAGCCATCTGCCTAATTATCGTCGGCTTTCTCCTGTCTCCAATTATGCAGTATTCAGGGTTGAAGATGAAGGCATCGCTTACGTAAGTGCCATCTCCATAGTCTCTGGTTGTTAAGTTAGGGGCAGAGACTATCTTTCTAAGACCTAGCAGGCTCACAATTTCTCCAGTTTCAAAGACCCTTCCTGCAACTGCCATCAGGCCAGCATTGCTAGAGCTTATGATGTTGTTTCTTAGGTTCTTTAAGACTTTGGGATGGGCAACTAGAACTAGGTTGTCCGCAGCTCCAAGACTTTCAAAATAGGTAACAGCATCATTTATGTGGGTGTATGACAGGGAGGCTTTTGCAACATCTACCGCAGTTGTGCCAGAAAGGTTGTAAAGCCCTGTCCAAACGTTATCAGCACTAGAGTCATCTCCAAGCCCATAGAATGCGTTTTTATCTTCCGTTTGAGCCAGCTTCCAACTTAGGTCTTTTATGTGCTCAGCAACTAGATCAACAACTCCCTCAGTATATTCTAGGGCTGTTGCCGTGAACCTGGCATATCCATAAAGCAGCTTGGCTGAAAGGGTCTTTGGAGTGCCAAACGTTATCTTGGTCTCAGTTGGGGTTGCAGTCTCAGCTCCAGTATTTACGCCTGGCACATCTGACTTAACATAGAATGTCATGGTCTCGGCAGGCATGGTTATGACTCTGAAGATGCTTCTGGCGATTGATGGGGGCTTAAATATGTCAATCAGCTCAGGCTTAACCTGAATCGTTGGAAGGTTGCTGTCTGAGCTGGTGTAAGCTTTAGCAAGCTCTACAAGGTAATCTGCAGCTTTCTCAATTAGGTCTGCCTTGGCAAATGGTCTTGCTATTTCCCTTCCTCTTTCTGTATAAATAACTGGGTATTCCATCGTGGGGGATGGCTATTTTGATCTTTTATCAGTATGAGAAATCACTTAAGCTTGACCATCTCCTGATAGTATTTCTTGACTGCATCATAAAGGATGAACTTGATATGTTTGCCCAGTTTTCTCTCCATTTCTTTAAGCATTTTCATGGCCTGCTTGCTGATGAGAGTTACCTCTTCCTCTTGGATCTGCCTGATGTATTTCCTAAATTTTTTGTGAAGAGGCTTAACCAGGACTAAGAGAGGATTTTCAAACATTCCCTTTCCTCCGCTTGCATAACCTGTGATTCCTCCCTTAGTATAGCCTATCTTTTGAAAGCCGGCAGCTAAGAAGCAAGTGCCCCTAACATACTTCTCATGAACTACTGTTGAAACAACTAGAGGGCGATAGCCTGTTTTAATCTTCCAATCAACTTTGATCCTCTTCAAGAAGAGAGCCAGGATTTGGGAGGCCAGATTTTTCTCATTCCTGACTATGGTGAATCTTGAGATGCAAGGAGCTGAGGCCAAGACACCTTTACAGAAATATGGCCTCTTGATGCCCAGGTAATTCTCAAAGCATTTGGGGAAATTTCTTCCACCAAAATAGCTGAGAGAAATACAGGCAGCTATCTCCCCATCCACTTCAATCAGATATTCCAATGATGGGCCGACGATTGGAAGCTTCGGCACATAGCTGTGATGCTGCCTAATGATTTCCTCGAAAAGCTCCAGCTCCTCTTTTGTCCTAACTAAATGGAAAATAATGCGGGGTCTCGGATTTGAACCGAGGGCTCCTCCCTGGCAAGGAGGCGGGCTAACCAAACCTGCCCCAACCCCGCATCTAGAGCCTGGCATCAGATGACTCTAATCCACTTGAGAGCTTCGCCTTCGCCAGCCTCTTTCTCTCATTATACCAATATTGATAGGATCTGCTTTTTGCCGAAGCGACGAATCTGGTATAAACTCTTGAGATTCTTTTTGCACACATAACACAGATACTGAGCTTCCTATCTCCAATCTCCACGCTAAGGCAGAGATGCCTGTTAAGTCCACAAATATCACATTCTGGGAAATCTGAATCTACTGGTGCATACCTGCCCACAGCCAACGCCTCCTGCAAAAAGAAATGGGAAAGGCTTAGTAGGCCAGCAGGTTTTCTAAGACCCTTCTGGCCTCTTCCTTGAGCCTCATATCAGTTACCTTGGGATCAACATCAGAGGGTAGAGCCTTGGGCTGCTCCATCTTAGGCTCCTCCTGGGCAGAGGCTGGCTCATTGGCAGGCTCTGGGTTGGCAGGAGGGGCAGGCTCCTCAGCAGGAGCATCTTTTTTCCCTTCCACATTTTCACCTTTTTCAATTGGCTTTGGCTCATTGGCCTTCATCATCTTCTTAACCTCAGCTAGGATCTCCTCCTTGACTTTCTTTATCTCAGCAGCCAGATCAAATGTATCCTCTTCCTCCTCAGCTTTCCTCTTCCAAGGCACTTCATAATCTTCTGGCAAAATGCCCTCCTTCACCAGCCTCTTGGCAAGCCTCTCAAGGGCTCTCTTAACGGATTCAGGGGCTTTAACTCCTCTGGCTCCAGCAGCATATTTAATGGCTGTGAGTATGCCTGAGCTAACTAAGACTGGCTTGCCATTCACAATGTCTCCGACAGGCCAGCTATAATCAGTTCTATTCTTTCCATCTCCCTCAACAACTAGGAAGAGCTTGCTGGCCTTGCTTTTGTCTATATCTCCATTATCCTTTGTTGCCCAATCAAGAATTCTCTTGGTTGCAGCATCTCCATCCCAAGAAGTTCTCTTAACGATTGGAAGGCTGAAATCAACCTTAGCTATGTCAAATGACTTATACATTGAGTCATTGAACTCCACCAGCTCTCCCTCTTCATCCATCATGAAAGCCTTACCAAATGCGAATAGTATGCCTGCATTTGGGTTCTTGCCCCTTCTGGCAATGCTGACCTCCCTTATCTCCGCATCAATTATCTCCTTTATGCCATTTGCAAGCTTTCTAACTGCCCTTGCAATACCTCCAACACTAAGAGCCTTGTAAACTCCAGCCTTGATCTTCTCCCAGATGTTCTTGAAAGCCTTATAGATGCCTGCCTTGATCTTCAGACCTACACCTTCCTCATATCTGGCCTCAAGAATCTTGCCTATTGGCTGATGACCAAGCTCCCCCTTACCATGATAAAACAAGATCGGCTTGCCAACGAGTTTTTCAGCATTTTTCTTTAGAACATCTGGATGGAATCTTTCATTGTCAAGATCAATGTCGGGAGTGCTTGCAATGCCCTCAAATACTCCTATAAATTCCTCAGACTCAATTGGTTCTGCTTTTTCAACCTTGACAACTAGAGTAGATTCAAAGCTCATTTGTTTGGAGGATTTTCATGATGTATTATATCCTTGAGACTTTTTCATAAACGGCTGAGGCTAGCTTATCAATTATGGCTGTTGCACCTATTTGGCTCAGGAGCATTTCAGCATCTGGCAGGGGGATTCTCATTATTACGGAAATGCCTCCAATGGCAACTCCGATCAAAACGGCTCTAAAGAACTTCTTTGTATTGAACTTCTCCCCTTTGGATGCAGCTCTCACGTAGCCTGAGACAGCATAGGATATGCCTGCAAAAACTCCTGTTGCTAATGCTTTGAGTTCTATCATCAGGCAGGCTGCCTGTCCAAACTAATATAACTCTGAGAAAGCGAATTCTCTTAAGAAGATTTGAGCCAGGTCTTCGACAGCTTTCCCAGTCAGCAGGATCATGATCTCAAAATTATTATTCATTGCATCTTGGGTTATGTTGGCTGAGCCGACTAAAGCCCTTTGGTCGGCGATGATGAATTTTGCATGCAGCTTGCCCCTGCCCCAGGATTTCCAAATTCTAACCTCTATGTCATTTTTCCTGAGGTAAGCTATGGGGTTCCAATTCCTGTCATCTGAATCAACTAGAACCTTGACATCACAGCCTCTTTTCTTGGCTTTAACTATTTGAACTAATAAAAAAGGCATGAGGAGAAGGTATGAGCAAATATAAACTCTATGCTTTGCCCTGGATATGAGGCTGCAAATCACGTCAGCCAAATCGTGTTTCCTGCTGTCAAAGATCCTACTTTGCTTTCTTTGCTCTCTTCTTCGGCTTCTTAGATTCAGGCTTGATCTCTTCGAGGGCAACAATCTTTTCCTCTGGCACGACATAATAGAAATGATCTCTGATTTTGTCATTTTCCACAATTTTGACATCCTCAAATTGGACAGTCTTAGTGCTTGGGTTTTTGGTCATTCCAACAGCTTTACCTTCTACACCGTCATCCAGCTTGAAATAATACTTGTAGGGCTTGGAATCCATGCCCCCTCCCTTTTTCTCACATAAAATAAGTGTGAAAACAGGAGCTTGAAAGATGAGCTTCTTTTTCAAGCTTCTGAGGCCATTGCATAAAAGCATAAACGAAAGGATGGAAAGGCTGGAGAAGCAAAAGCAAGATGAGCCTAAAGCCCTGGCCTACAATCTTCCTGGCCTCTATGGGGAATGGGGAGAGCCGAGGGAAGTTGATCAACTTGAGCTGCTGAATATCGCAATGTCAGATCCTCATGTGAGGATGTGTGCTGATGCCATTGCTTCAGCCGTTATTGCAAACGGCTATGCTGTCAGAGGGGATGATGAACGAGTAAGGCAGCAGGTTGAAGATTACATTTCAGAGAGGGAGGCTGAGTTTTATGAGCTGATTAAGAGGATTGCTATTTCTCTCGCCTTGTTTGATGAGGCTTACCTTGAGGCTCATTCAGAAATCAAATTCCCTAGAATAATTGCCCCCTGGACAATCCAACCTAAGCGAGATAATTATGGGAGGGTTACAGGCTTTGTCCAGGTTGTCCATAAAAAGGTTGATCTCAGCTTAGATGAGGTCGTGCATCTCAAAACCAGCCCTTGGTTCGACTTCGCTTATCCCCCTC